CGAGACTAAGGAACTACTTGAGATAATTATTGAGAACGCTACTGATGGTTATTGGGATTGGATGATTGAAGATGATTATGAGTTCTTAAGTATTGGCTTTAAATCTCAACTTGGATATTCCGATGATGAGATGGAAAATCATCCTTCCTCTTGGCAGAAACTAATTTATGAAGAAGATTTAGATATTATGTTTTCTGAAGTAGAAAAACACTTTAATAGTAATGGAGAATATCCGTTTAAAGTTATTTCTAGATATAAACATAAAGATGGTCATGAAGTTAAAGTGCTTTGCAAAGGGAAAGTTGTTCAATGGAGTAAAGACGGTAAACCAATTAGAATGGTTGGGACTCATATTGATATAACAGATATCATTAATTTTTAATTAATATGGAAAAAAATAGTAAAGGTATTCCTCAAAATGGTTGGAATGAATATTCTAGGTTAGTTTTAGCGGAGCTTGAAAGGTTAAATGATAACGATGAAAAGATACAAGAAACCCTTAACGAAATAAATTTAAAGTTGGGTAGAATTGAAGCTATTGAAAAGGATGTTGAATCCATCAATAAGTGGAAGCGTTATATGGACGATGTTGCTAGTCCAGCTACATTGAAAGAGATGAAAAGAGATGTATCATCTTTAAACACATTTAAGACTGTAGCAACAACGGTTTGGGCAGTAGTTCAGATTGCTTTTGGAGTTTTCATTGCCATAATAAAGTCGTAAATATAGATATTGACTTTTTAAAAAATAATATTTATATTTAAATAAAAAAATTTAAGTATGATATTAAAAACAGGTAAACAATTAATGGTAAAAAGTTTTAACAATTTCAGTGTAGTTTCTGGTACAGTAGATAACAAAAATCCTAAGACACTTTATTTAAATATTTCCGCTTGGGGAGACCCCTTGGTGGAAGGTTTAACAAATTATAGTGGTGTAATTAGGTCGATAGATAAAAGTATTAGGAACGTAATATATAAAAACTTAAACGATAAATTATTCCATAAAAAAAGAACAATAGTTGACTTTGATATGAGAGAATCTGGTATTGAGTATGGTAAGAGGAGTTATATGAATTGTGAGATAACTTTATTCCAGGTACATAACTTTAAATTACAAGAAAAAGAAATAGAAGAGTCATTGAGTGATGTATTAAAACATATAACCGAAACTTTGAATTCAAATTTATATTTTGAATTTCACAAAGTTAAGAAATAAAATAACTAAACCCTAATTTAACTAATTGGGGTTTTTTATTGTAATGGACATATTTATAAATAAAGAAAATTATGTCCGACATAAAAATTATAAAACCAGGTTATAGTGGTTTCGGTTATTTAATCGAACAAGATGCTGGGTATATATCCCCAACTGATTCTAGGAATAAAGAATTTATTAGTGAGGTTAAAAAATTAGATAGTGGTAATAAAATAATCGCTGACCCATTAGAACTATATGTAGTATTACAAAAGTGGGGAGTTAAAAATAGAAACGGTAGAATATATCCAAAAGATATTCTTGAAAGAGAGGTTGAAAGATACCAAGACTTAATTAGGGAAAGAAGAGCTATTGGAGAATTAGACCATCCAGAATCATCAATCATTGCTGGTGATAGAATATCTCATAATATAACACAGACATGGTGGGAGGGTAAAACCCTTATGGGTAAGATGGAAATACTTATGTCTCCAGGTTATGTTAATCAAGGAATAATTTCATGTAAAGGTGACGAAGTTGCTAATCTAATTAGAAATAATATTATGATTGGTGTCTCATCAAGGGGTGTTGGTTCTCTAAGAGAAATTAACGGTGACCAAATAGTTCAAGATGATTTTGAAATTATTTGTTGGGATGTTGTTACCTCTCCAAGCACACCTGGTAGTTGGATGTTTAAAGATAAAAGTGAAGCTAAACCTTTTACTGAGTCAACGGATGAAAAGAAAAACATATTAATCAATAATATAAATAAATTTTTATTAGATTAATTTTTTTTAATAAAAATGGCTTTTTAAAAAAATAAGACATATTTATTAACAAGTGGATAAGCATTTCCACATTTAAAATTATAATTATTTAAAAACAATAAAAAAAAATGGCTGATAAAAAGAAATCAATTTTAGAAGAAGCTTTGTTGGATGCGAATAGAATCCAGGAGGCTCTAAATGCCAACTCAAAAGAAATACTTACTTCTTTAACGAAGAAAGAAATTGACAATGTAGTGAAAGAATCTTTAGAAGAAGATTATTTAGAAGAAGATGTTGATAACGATACTGAAGAACTTGAGGGTGATGAAGTAGACGTTACAGTTGGTGACATCGAAGGCTCAGAAGAAGGTGATGACCTAGGTGGTGATTACGAATCTGGAATGGATGCTGTAGCATCGGATGACGGAGTTGAGATGGATATGACGACAGCATCAGATGATGACGTTATTGCAGTTTACAAAAAATTAACTGGTGATGATGAAATCGAAGTTGTAGTTGATGATGAGGCTGGTGAAGTGAAGTTAACTGTTAATGAACCTGGAGAGTTTGTAATTAAAACTGGAGAAGGTGAAGTTGATGGTGGTGAAGAACTTGAATTAGATATTGAACCTATGGATGCAGATGCTGAAGCAGAAGATGACATGGAATTAGATGTTGAACCTATGGATGCAGATGCTGACGCAGAAGATGACATGGATGAACCAGAAGAAACTGATGACGAAGAAGAAGAAGAAGTTCTATATGAAATTGCTTTAGACGAAATGGACGCAAAAAACTTTGCTGACGCTAATGACAACACTGGTGATTTAGGATTTGATGAAGACCAAGAATTCGCTAATGAATATGGTGAAATGGTAATGTCGGAAGAAAATGAATCACTTGAAGAAGATGAAGCTTTAACTGAAGAAGATGAAGAAGAAAAAGAGAAAGATGAACTAGATGAGCAAATTCCAGTAGGTATTGCACAAGAAGCAAGAACTGAAGGTAAGAATGCTAATATAGGACAACCTAGACCTAGAAAAGTTAATGAGTCTAAAGTAATTAAAAAGTATAACACTCTATTAACAGAGGCTAAAGAACTTAAAGGTAAGAATGAAGAATACAAGACTGCCCTTAAACAATTTAGAACTATGTTAGCAGAAACTGTAGTTTTTAATTCTAATTTAACTTATGTAACTAAGTTATTTATGGAACATTCGACTAGTAAAGATGAGAAAGAAAACATTTTCAAGAGATTTGATAATGAAGTTTCAACTCTTAAGGAGTCAAAAAAACTATATAAAACAATCGCTAGTGAGTTGGGTTCAAGAAAACCAATTAACGAATCGATTGAGAATAAAATAATAAAAGAAGTATCTTCAAGTAAGTCTACACAATTAAACGAAAGTACAGCTTACGTTGATAAAGAAACTTCTAGAATTATGGACTTAATGAAAAGAGTCAATAATAGATAATAAAAATAAATAAAATAAATAAAAAAACAAAATTATGTCACATTTATTAAATTCTGGGCAAGTTGGTAACATCGGATTAAACCACATGAAGGCTATCCGTCAACAAACTCAAACAAAATGGGATTCTTTAGGATTCTTAGATGGCCTTAACGGTCATATCAAAGAGAACGTTGCTCAATTATTTGAGAATCAAGCGTCTTCTTTATTAACTGAGAGTACAGATGCTGGTTCATCTGGTTCTTTCGAAACAGTAGTATTCCCTATTGTAAGAAGAGTATTCTCTAAATTATTAGCTAACGATATTGTATCTGTACAAGCTATGAATATGCCAATTGGTAAGTTATTCTACTTTGTGCCACAAACATCTTCTAGAGTAGATGCTGCTGGTAACCCTGGAGATGTACACACAAACCCAATTTATTCTGCTCACACAGGTATGGACCAATTACCAGAGTGTGTTGGTGTAGGTAACTGTGTTGTTACTCCTTATTTAGCTAAGAGTCTTTATGACTTATTCTACAATGATGGTTTATTTGATAACTCTAAAGGTACTGCTACTATTATAGCTGGTGACGTTCAGATGGTATCATTAGGTGCTGACGGTACTTTCTCTAATGTAGCTGAGTTAGATGATTTAGCAACTGCAACTGATGGTTCAGTTAGAGCTTCTATCCTTAAAGTATCTGGATTTTCTTCAGATAACGCTGGTAGATTAACTGGTCCAGATGGTAATGAAATGGATACTGAGGCTTTCTTAGCATCATTAAAAATCATTTATAATGGTACAGCTTCTGCTCCATTAATTGACCAAGATTCACAAACTATTATTGCTGATGCTGCTGAAGTTCCTTTCAGACTTGTAACTCAGAAATATGGTAAGGGTATTGTTGATTATAGCGACATTTGTGATGCTAACGGTGTTATATACTTAGAGTTAGATTTAACTCACCCAGCTGTAACTACTTCTACGTATGATGGTTATGTTGGTG